ATTATATAATGATCAAGCAAAAAAGAGATAAAAATAAAGGTGGAAACAATAGCAATAAAACGTCCAGGATAATAGGTTTAGCAGATGAGATCATGAAGCAGAAGTGGGGAAAGTATTACGAGTACGACAAGGAAAAAAACATACCCAAAATATTATACAAAAGATAGAAAAATACTAGACAAATAAAAGATACTGTGATACAATACTCTTAACGGAGGAAGAGATGGAACTAACAACGAAGAGTGGGTATCCTTTATTGACGATGGCTTCGCTTTATCAGAAGGCGATAAGGCGAGGAGATTCAAAACTGGCCGGATTTGCTGCATGTGAGATATGGGACCGATATCCGGAATATCTATGGAAGCGGACGCTAGTTATAAGCGCGGAAGACTGTGATGGTTTGGTTACACAGGAAATAGAAGCCCTCTACAGATCAGACAAAGTTGTAAACGCAGGGAAAAAACGATGGGAGAAAAAGACACGGGTATTCCTGGGAAAAGCTGTTACGATACTGTTAAAGGTCGGAAAATGCAGGGATGCGGATCACTTCACAAACTTCCTCATGACCGACCCGAAACTAACCGCCGCTAACGTCAAGGAAATAGAACTGGAGGACAAGATGCCGAAAACGATCCCGGCATACGTATTCGACGTTCATACAGCTGAAGGGAAGCGGGCCGGGAAGACCAAAAAGGACTTTTTCAAGGAAGAGTTTGAAGCCTTGAAGAACCGTCAGCCAGGGTTATTTGATGATATGGTGGAGGAAGTATGCCGCTGATCAATAGGAAGGAGCAAAGGATACGGGCAGAGAAGGTCCGGGGATATATGGCGTTGGGAATGCAGAGCGACGAGATCATCGAAGCCATGCAGAGGGAATACAAAATGAACCGATCCACGGTGTATAATTACATTAAGAGGGTAAAGAAGAATGGGTAAACACGCGGGCGGCTCACCTACAAAATATGATCCTTCTTTCGCCGAAATGCTGCCCGACCTATTCTCAGAGGGTGAGTCAGTCGTAGAGGTTTGTGTTGTTCTTGGGATACATAAGGACACATTTTACGAATGGTGCGCCAAATACAAGGAGTTTTCCGACGCCTATGCCGTGGGTTTAATGAAGTCCGAGGCATGGTGGCAAAAGCTCGGCAGGGCTGGAGCGGCCGGGGCAAGACGCGTCAATCCGCAGATGTGGAGAATGAACATGATGAATCGGTTTAAGTGGACTGACCGGATTGACGTATCGGAGGATATAAGGACGGCAAACTTCAAGGATGTAGCCGATCCTGACCTTTCGAGCAAAAGTTATGAAGAACGGGTGAAGATGGTTAAGGAATGGTTGTCACGAAACAATGATAACGAGTGAGGAGCAATTCCTAGAAATAGCCGCCCAGCTTGCCAGGGAGGAAGTCGCGCCGAAGTTTAATGAGTGGCGGAAACCACACCCGTACAAGATAGCGTATGGCGGACGTGGTGCAGGCGCAAAGACGGAATCTGCCATGTCGCTTGCCGTCCAATTTGGGGAGAATCCACAGTATTTCGGCGACCGGGTAAATATCCTAATAACGCGCGAGACGCAGAATACGATAGACCTGTCATCGTTTGAGGCGGTAAAGAAAAAGGTAAAGACGCTCGGGTATTCTGATTGGAGAATAACCAACAAGTACATTGAGAACAAGAAGAACGGTTCGCGCATCTCGTTTCGTGGACTATCTGATCTTACCGCCGACAATTTTCGATCGCTTCAAGACGTTGACATACTGATATGTGAGGAAGCCCACGGTATAGGGTATAAGGCATGGAACACCGTTTTGCCGTCGATGCGAAAGGCAAAGGCCGAAGTTTGGGTGCTGTTTAACCGGGTGCTTGAGGTAGACCCGTGCTATGATCTGTTCGTCCTGAACGAAAGACCAGGGAGCTGTATCCTCGCGCTTGAACCAGGCAACATCGACAATCCGTGGTTTGACCTTTCGTCACTCCCGGAGAAGCGAGAAGCGGATTACAAGCGAGACCCGGACGAAGCCGCTCATATCTGGGAAGGGTTGCCGAGAAAGCAGGGAGTGAATGCCGTCATGTCGCGGACAGACGTTCTTGCCGCAATGGAGCGGAATATCGAGAACCCGGAAGGTGACGAATGTGTCGGGGTAGACGTTGCCCGGTTCGGTTCAGATTCAACGCAGATATATCGCAGAAAGGGATTGAAGATTGTTGACGGTTTTTCAATGCGAGGATTCGACACTCTTGACGTTTCAGATAAAGCATACTCTATTGGCGGAATAAAAGTACCATACAACATTGACGGTGGGTATAACCCTGGCGTGATAGATGTTCTTAGAAGCAGAGGGCGTGAAGTTCGTGAAATAAACTTCGGAAGCACGAAGGTGAACAATCCAGACTTGTATGCAAACATAGCCACTGAAATGTGGTTCGAGTTCCCGATAAAAGAGGCAGACATACCGAACGATAGGGAACTGCTAGTACAGCTAACCGACCGGCGTTACGGGTACGACAATAAGGGCCGGAAGATTATCGAGAGCAAGGATCTGTTCAAGAAGAGGAACGGGGGAAAGTCCCCGGACAAGGCTGATGCTTTAATTCTTGCCTATTACAAACCGCACGGAGGTTTCGACGAAGACATCCGGCAGGAGATGGCGGCCCTTCGATCAAGGCAATGACAAAATGCCGGAACCCGTGGTATAATACCGGCAAGTGAGGTGAGGATATGGCGACAAGAGTAGCAAGCTGGTTTTCAGTGTTCGGTGGCAAGCGGAAAGTGGATGCAGACAAGAAGGATTCCCGGACGGTCAGGACGCGGGATTCAACCGGCACGGTAGTAGCGAACGTCGATCTTCTTGACGGGTTGTACTATGGCGAGATTCCGGAACTACAGCTTGCGTCTGCTCTTGCGCTTGTCCCTGTCAACACTCCTGTAACTCTCATTGGCATCCCGATGCCGACCGCAGACGACGACCTCACCAAAGATCGGCTAAAGTTGCTCATAACAGAATACGCTGATGACTTCCCGACGATAGAGCGGACAAAACTCATCCACGGTACCGCATGGAGATGGGCAAGGTTCGATTCCAAAACGAACACCGCTGTATGGGAATCAATCCCTGACGACAGCATAGAGGCTATTGAGTTCGATGTAATTTCCGGGGAGATGGTTGCCATCTACACTCATGATATATTTATGGTCAGCGTAGGAAGCAACAAGACCGAACGCCGTGAGAGATACCGCAAGATCACGCGGGAACGCATTACCGTAAAATGGGTTGGCGGTACAAATAAAGCTCTCGGAGAAACCAGCTCCGTGAATCCTTTCGGACACCTTCCGAGACCGTTCGGGCATGACTGCAAAGATGGAGCGTATCGCGGCCATTCCGTCTACGGACGCAATCTGCGACTGTACAAGAGTTATCACGAAGTACTGCTGCAAGAAGTCCGGATTCTTGCCGAGTTTAATCCGAAACTGATCCACAACGTCTCCGATGTCAAAGAGTGGATGAAGAACAACGGGTACACCAGCATCGACCAGATAGACAGCGACGTGTTCAATGCTCGGTTCTTCCTGAACAAGCAAGGCGAGGAAAATACCGAGATGCTGTACCTGGATAGCGACGCTACCGGGTCACATGACAAGGCGCTTGACCGGATAACGAAACTGCTCATTACCGGCTCAAATGTTCCGGAACTATTCTGGGGTGGATTGGCGACCGGAAACGCAGCGTCTACTGACACGCAAAAGGATCAGGCCGTCCAGTACATTCAGTCATTACAGACCGAAGACAGGACGCAGTACGAAGGGCTGTTCAACGACACCCTGGAAATCCTGTCCTTTGTGGAAATGCGGAAATACAGCAAATGCAAAATGAGCTGGGATAGGATCGATATGCTCAGCGAGGAAGTCAAGGCGAGGGTGTTCCAGACAGTTGCGGCCGGGATCAGCTCTATCGTTACCAGCGCTGGTGGAACCATAGATGATATTCTGTACTTCTGGAAAAAGTTCTATCCGGAGTTGCCCGAGGCAGACCTTGAGACATTCGTTCCCGGAATAAAGGAAACCGCCAAGCACAAGGCGTTCTCAAATACCGACGCTATTAGTCAGGGTGAATACGAGTGACACGGAAAGAGTACCGGGCAGAAAAGCGGAAGAACAAAACCGCCTACGCCCGGATTCAGCGGAAGAACAACGGCTTAATCCGTGTTTCATATCTGAAATCAATAACGGGCTTCAAACGCATTGTTTCACGTCTACCATCTACTTTATTGTCAGAGACCAATCGGACGCGCCTAGAGGCCGCTATTGACCGCTCAGGGCTATTTAACGAACAACTTGAGATCATAAAATCGTCAGGACTGGAAGTAATGCGGGTCGGTAGCAAGGCGGACGTGAAGTATCTTGCTGACGCATTCGACCGGGCAGGGGTGGATATAACAAAAGACCAGATAGAAGAGGCGTTTGAGAAGGCTCACGGAAAGCAACTTGCAATTTATGAGGTAAGCAATTCTTTCACACCGCTTTCCCGGAAGGTAGCCGAGATTCCGATGCTCTTGCAGAACCGGGGAAACTATTCTTTGTCATCGTCTATCTGGAATGGGATAGATTCATTCAGTGATAAGATAATTGCGTATGTCCAGGGTTCACTTGAGGCGGGAATTGACCCGGTAAAGATTGCCCGAGACCTTGAACGATATCTGCGGGAAGGAAGCGAGTTTGTCATTGGTCAGTGGGGAGAACTTGTACCGGGAACCAGTCGATACCGTAAGCGGATAGGTAAGGCCGGGGCGGATTATCGAACACAGCGGGTAGTGAGAACACAGCTGTACCAGATGGTCCGGGACAACGAGATAAACAACGGCAAGATGAATCCGGCCAGCACCGGGTTATTCAATTGGGTACTTTCACCGGCTCACCTTGATTGGGGATGCGAATGTCCGGAAATTGCCGCAGGAGGGCCGTATACCGAGGCGGAGGCACAAGCATACAGTGATTCGATTCATACAAATTGCCAATGTACGCTGGAACCAGAACTGAAAGACGATGAGGAGTTCATGCGTCAACTTGAGGAATACGTTAGTGACGAAGAAACGGAAGGAGCGAGAGAGATTGAGATATGGGCTATGAGATATGGCTTGACCGTATAGGTGAGTCGTGATATATTCATGGCACCGAGGCTCCATCTCCTCGTCCTTTTATTTGACCCTGCCGGCCTTCATCTCCGGTGGGGTCTCTTTATTTACGGTTGCGGGCAACTTGGAAACGTGATATATTTATTGTCAAGGAGAAAGCAGATGGAAGGTCTAACAGAAAAACAGGAAGCTGTTTACCAGTATATAAAAGTGTTCATAGAATCGAACGGGTGGCCACCTTCAATGGCAGAGATCGGTCAACACTTTGCAATCTGTTCATCAGTAGTGAAAAATACATACCTGTCCGCACTTGAACGGAAAGGGTATATACAAACAATCTCCGGGAAGGCTCGGGCAATAAGGATATTGAAATGACAGGGTGCCTTGCATCAGAGGATACCGAGCGAGACCGTATGGAGTGACATCGGCCTTGAAGACCGGCGTTATTTGGAAATGCAGCTTGAGATTATCCGCAGGCAGAACAACCACGGCGAGAACACCGGGGAACAGTCATGGTATCGTTTACTCCAGGAAGAATTGCTTGAAGTGTTTGTTGAAAGCCGGACCGAAGAAGAGGTTGACAATGAGCTGATACAGCTTGCAGCGCTCGCCGTCAAAATGATAGAAACGCGGGTGAGAAAAAACAGCCTGTAATAAAAACGCCGAAAATAATCACGTCTTTTGCGATTCCGTTTATTATGCGATAATACGGAGCATGAAAAGAAACGAAGGCGATCTGCCTGACGGAATCGTATATCTCAACTACAAAACACCCGACAGTGCGACACTCCCGAAGGCCGCAGAACTTCCGACGCTCATTTCGGAAGAGACGTTCAACGTACTCCGTGAAGGAGACCAGAACCAGGAACCGTTGCTTGTTACCGAAGCAATTGACTTCCCGGTAGAAGGCTCGGGCGGGGTTTATACGAAAGAGTTTTTCCAGTCATTCCTGAACCGGCTCAAGGTGCACGTGTTCGGCGGGAACAAGCTCGGTCACTCATGGCCGGAGCGTGATGATTTCTTTACAATCGGCGGAAAGATCAACACAAACCCGGACGGCAAGACCGGCACTGTTTTCCTGAAAATCTATATTCCGTCATTCGGGTTTGAAACAACCAATTCTGGTTTTATCCGAAACGTCAAAGCGAAAAATGTCCACTACTCGCTCGTTACCTATCCGCAAGGAGAACTCCGGAAGGGTGATGACGGGGAATACAAAATGCACTTCGTGGAATCAATCGGGTATGAGCGTAACGATGCAGTTCCGTTTGAAGGCGGTGCAATGAAACAGCGCGTCAATTCCAGTGAAGTGCAGAAGATCAATTTTGAACTCGCTCGGGAGCTTATCAAAAACGGTAAGGTATCGAGAGACGATAATGGGGAAGAGTTTCTTGTGAACGGAAAAGTATCGCGTCCCATGCTCCGCCGTATGGTGGCCAATGCTGACTGCGAGCGAAAGTCCGAAATCGGGGAACTGATATCCATGATAGACAAACGAAAAAACGGAGGTAAACCCGTGGAACTGAAAGAAGCCATTGAGATGGTCTCGAACGCGGCCGCAAACGGTACCGTGAATCTGAAAGACCTGATGAAAAACTGCGGAGCTGAAAAACTGTTGCGCAATGAAAAGGACGATGAAATGATCGCCCTTGCCAACTCGCTCGTCGCAAAACTTGGAGACAAGCCGATTGAAAAGCTCGATCTGGTCCTTGCCGAAAACAAAAAGAACGCCGAAGCGATTGCAGAAAACGCAGTCATTGAAATCGTCGGGAAAAAGAAGCTGGAGAATGGCGAAGAAAACCCGGCTTTCACCCATGCGATGAAGGAAGTCAAAGGTAAGACCGGCGAAGCACTCCAGAACGCTATCGAAGCGCTCAAGAATGATTCGGTCATGAAGGTGCTGCTCGGAAACGTCGCAGACCCGAACTCCCGGATCAACGCCGTGGTAACTGACAAGAATCTCGCTTCCAATGAAGTGAAAGCCTACTAAGGCAAGGAGACAGAAATGGCAAAGAATTGTTTTGTAAAAAAAGAACCTGCCGGTTATGTCCGGCTGAAAAACACTACCGGTGCAATCGTATCCGCTGGTGAGTTCTGCATCATCGGTGATCTCGGTGCTATTGCACAGGAAGAGATTGCGATTAACGCATACGGCGGATTCCTGATTGGTTCAGGAACCGAAGTCCAGACCGCAACGCTTACCGAATCCGAAGACACCTTCAATACGGTTGATCAGATCGTGTACTGGAACAATACCGACAAGTCCTTCTCGGACACTCTGACCGTTGGCTACTACAAGGTTGGCCAGCTCAAGACCGTCAAAGATTCCGGTGGCATGATTGTGTTCACCAAGTTCGAGAAGGCTGAAATTGTGGCGACTGACGTTGCTACCTTGCAGGCCGTTGTCGTAGCAAATGCCGCACTCGGCGGACGTTTCTTCAAGAAGACCGCAAAACTGACCAGTGCCAATGCTGCCACTCCGGTTCATGTACTGACAGACGAAGCGGTTGGAGCCGGAAAGAAAGCGTATGTC